CATACGATTTTTGTATGAAGGCATAAACTTTGCATTTGGTACAGTGTAAGAAAAGAATTCAAATAAGTCTCTTGCAAGCCCATCATCACAATGAACCTTCATAAAAACTTCGTCTATTTTAGAAACAGATACTGTATCAGACATATTGATTTCCTACACACCAACCAACTAAGGATATACGAGTACCCCTTAATACTGGGGTTACTTGATGATATAGGAATGAAGGAAATACAATCATACTTCCTTTTGCTTTTGAAGAGAACGGAATCGTTCTAACTGAATTATGTAAGTCTACCTTTAAATCAGAGGTTAAATTGTTGAACTCGTTTTGTGGTTCTAACCATTGGAAATGTCCACCCTCGTATTCATCAGGGTCTGTTAACTGAATGGTGAAACTTAACTTACGATGCATTCCATTATCATAAAGTTCAGGGCCTGCATCAGTATGCCATGTATAGAAATCACCTTTCTTATTTTCCTGCTCTTGATAGATTGTATACTGTAGATTTTCTATATAATTGTAGTCATGTTTCCAACCACAAACATCCTTAGCCTGATTTAAACCTTCATAAATTTTAGGCATAAGTGAAAACTGGTCATTATGAAACCACTTTACAGTAGACCTTCTAATGGAATCATTTATATTTGAATCTATATTATCATCTGCATCATTATCATTTGTATTCTGGCCAACTCTACCATCATCAACAGGTAATGTATTAGCGTATGTGTGAAATTTTTGAATCTCAGTTTCAGTAAAGAAATTTGGTAATTCACATATGTAATTTTCTAATATCATCTTATTGACCTGCCATGAACTTTCTCCAATCAATTGTATTCTTAATTGTTTGGTGTCTCCAAGTAATGTTTTGCATACATTCTTTAAGGAAATCTATAGTTACTTTTAGGTATTCTATTTTTGCTTTTGCTTTTTGTAAATCTTCATCTGAGTTAAAGAACAATTGCATATCATTCTTCATAACCTTTAAACCATCAAACGGGTCATGACTCCAACCAAGTTCATTGATTCGGTCTTCGTCCATTTTACCATTAAACCATAACCACTTATCTTTAAGTAAAATGTTATACTTAAATTCATGTTGTTTCATCAACAGTATTTTACTAGTAAGTAAGTCTTGGTATTTTGCGTGTAGTCTAGGAACTTCTAAAGAAGATTTATCCAGTTCGATATCATCTATCTCACAATCAATCTTCCATAGCTCTTTTAATTCATCTAAAGTCATAATGTATATATTATATCACGAAAATGTGATATTAACTAGTGGTATTTATATCAAAATAAGTAAATCTAAATTCTGCAGTACATGTAACTGTTTCTGCTTCTGAACCCGATTTTAATTCTATCTCACCTAATCCTGTAGGGAAACAGTCATAGAATTTGAAGAATTTGTTTGGAATGTTTTTGTTAGTATTAGTAACTAATGTAATTTGCGAATATTGAACTAAATCACTGTTAATAGAAGCTAACTCTCCAGTTGATAATGATTGGGTTTGAACATAATCTTTATAGTCCGTACTATCTGATATAGGAACAATTGCATTCATCCAGTCATACATTTCTTTATAGTTCTCTAAGTCTTCGTCAACAAGAAATGTTACACTTAGATTACCGAATGTGACCTTATCGCCAGGGAAGAATGCGTCTATACCAACTCTCGAAGGCATAACCGTTTCTAAAAATACCATACTAGGTATGTTTACAGATTGGACGAAATACTCAACAGTAGGAACTTTATCTATTAATAATTTAAAGTTATTGTTGTTAAGTAAAGACTTGTTTATCTCAGTCATTTAATTTTAATACTCTCTTGTTTACTGAAGTGTCCATATAGTCATCACCCCTATACTCTCTTGTGACGACTTCTTCGCAAAGATATCCGTCTTTTTCATATAGTGTAGTAATCTTTCTACTAATAACACCTTTAGTTGTTTCTTCCCCATTTGGGAATGCTTTAGATGACCACGGGCCTTCTAAAACTTTTACTGTTCTTTCAAAATCTGTCATAATTTTTCCTTCTAATTGGGGGTGAAACATTTCACCCCACAATACTATTTAGGTTACTTCTCTGTAACAAACTCATTAAGTTGTCTAGCAGTTCTAATAACTTCTTCACCAGTGATTTCTCTTAAAGGTAAAGGTTTCTTATCATTAGGGAATGAATCGTTGTGTGCATAGATAGCGTCAACTTCCCTCTGATAATTAGAGGTCAAAAGACCTTCTGATAGTGATAATAAGTCGGCTCTGATTTCGAACCCTGATTTTGTTGAATTACTCATATTTTTCTCCGTGTGTATGTGTAAGTACTGTATTGTACCTTGTATTTAGTGCAGTTAAAAGGTTGACAATGCACCTAACTTTTTGGTATACTAGTAAAGTAGGAAATCGAGACGGAAGTAAGATGGTTGTGAGAGGTTGTTCCGTATAGAAAAGGTGTTCCACACTGTTAAAGTCAATTAAGACGTGGCATATAATCGTGAAGTGTGGATAGAATCCGAACAGAGAAGTACTTGAAATTTTTGACGAATTGGGAAAGTATGGTAAACGAATTTCTTTATGGTCACTACCTATTGACCTAGATAAAATTGGGGTAAGGCCTCACTAGAAGGACACGGTGTAAAGAATAGGGTATTCCCTAGACATTGAACGATTAAAGTCACTGAATAAAAAAAGGGGTCATAAAGACCCCTTTTAGTAATGAACTTCTAAAATTCTTATAGAATGTTAGAAACAGCCATTTTTCTGAAGTACTGGTTAGTACCTGCAGAAGCAAGTCCGTTTGCAGCAGTAGCGCCAACAAATGGATTACTTACCATACCATATCTAGTTTTGAAACCGATTTTTGGTTGGAAAGTGTTCTCGCCAACTGCACGAACCATTTGTAATGGTACGTATGGGCAGTAGAAAAGACCAGCGTCATAAGGATTAGAACCTCTATAACCAACAGTCATATAGTCTGATGATGCATAAGGGTCTATGTATACCTTAACTCTTCCGTTTAATAAACCAGCAAAAGTATTACCAGTGTCATCAACGTTTAAGTTAGTTGAAAGAGCAGGAGTATAATCTAATACACCAGCCATAGATAATGCAGAAGCAACGTCTGAAGAACATAAGATAAAGTTACCTTTTCCTCTTCTTGTTTCTCTTGCGATTACATTTGATTCTCTTTCGATTTGGAATAACAATCCTTTGAACTTCTCAACAGACCATCTACCGTTAGCATCAACGTCTAAGTTGAATGTACCAGCAGAAGCAGTAGCAGCCGCACCAGTTTTAGCCTGGTTATTAACTCCTCTGATTACTTCTCTGTTGATTTCAGCAAGTATTTCTGATGAAAGAATATTTGCAAGTTCTGACTCAGCGTCAAGACCGTGAATTGCTTTAAGGTCTTGTGCAAGTTCTAATGTGTATTCTGCTTTTAATGCTCTTGAAACTGCAGTAACGGTAGCTTTTTCAATTGAGAAACTCATTTCAGCGAAATGATTACCAGCGCCATCACCTAATGCTTCTGCACTAGCTGTTGACATACCTGTTTCTGTTTGAGAAGCGTATGAACCGTTAAATGGGTCACCTGAATGGTCGGTACCTAAAGGGCCGTCGACATCTTGTGGGTTTGCAGAGAATCCAGTTCTAGCTTCGTTATGAAGCGCTTCTGAATTTGATTCTCTAGCAACCGTAGGATAGTCTGAGTATCTTGCTTTCATAGCAAAGATAAGTCCTGTAGGGCCAGTCATTGGTTGAACACCACAAATGTCGTAAGCAACGAGATTTGGCATAGCACGTCTAACTAGGGATATTAAAATCGGATCCCAGTTTGATATCGCACTTCCAGTAGCATTTAAAGGTGCTGCCTCATCAAGAGTAGCTCTATCTTCTTTAAGAGCTCTTTCTTGGTTTTCTAAGATTACAGCAGTAACAGCCTTCTTGTAGTTATCCTCGATTTTTGGTAAATCGGAATGTTCTAGAATCGGACTCCACTTTTCTTGTAAGTTTTCTGATAAAAACATATTTATTTTCCTTTAAATTAACCTAATGGTTTTAATTTTGATAATGCGTTAGCATATGTTGCGATTTCAGGTGCAAGTGTTGGTTCGTCTGATTCCTCAGAGATAACTCCTGTTCCTTCTTCAACAACTGTATCTTCAACTAGTTTATCACTATCAGCAGGGAAGTATGCATTCTTAACTTCTGAAATCTTCTCAGCGAAGTCCTCAGAGTCTTTAAAGTCTACTCCTTCTGCAAGTGATTCTAGTTTCTCTTTTTGTGAGTCTGATAGGTCTTCGCAGGCCTCTCTTATCACGTTTGCTCTCTTGAGTGTATCCAACTCTTCAGTGACATCCATATTTCTAGTGACTTCACCGTCAAGTTTTTGTTCCATCTCATCGAGACGATTTGCGAGTTCGTCAATAACGTTGTACTTATCTTCAGGGACATCAACATAATGTTCTACGAACAAAGTTTTTAATCCTTCAATAAAGTTTTCAGTCATTTCCGACCTCAAACCTCTTTCTATTGCAAGTTCGTTTTCTTTCGTCCACTCTTCTGCACAATATGTTAAGTATTTGTCAACACCTTCCGATAGGTCGGTTTTAACTTTCTCAACTGAGGTTTTTAATTCTTCTGAGTACTGAGACTCAAGTGATTCTTTTACTTCCTGTACTTTTGATTGTACAGCAGCCTTAAAGATTGTTTTTGCCTTTTTAGCGTTTTCTTCTGAAAGGTCTAAAGATTCTGAAATTTTTGATAGGTCGTCATCTATTTCAATTTCAACCAAAGAAGACTCAAGTTCTGAAGAAACTTCTTCGTCTACTTCTACTTCTTCTTTAACCTTTTCATCGTCTTTCTTTTTACTAGACATCAACTTGCCGTAAGTTTCTGTAACATCTTCTTCAGTCATAGACTTTAAAGATTCTACTACTTTTCTTGCAACTTCTGCCTTTGTCAAACTCTCGTCAACTTCCTCTTCAGATATTGTTCCCAATACTGATTGGATTTCTTCCTTAGTCATTTCCTTCATGTTGTTGACGATAGCCTTGATTGATTCCATTTTTGAAGATTTTACTTCGTCTTTTTTAGACTCTGCTTCATCTTCTGAAACTTTTTTCAATTTAGGTTGACTGTCAGCCTTTCCAGCATTCTTTTGTTGAGCGTCACCATTGACTGACTTAACGTTTTCTGCTTTTTTTACTGAGTCAACTGCTTTGTCAACAGGATTTTCTTCAGGTTTAACGACTTCAACATTACCTTGACCAATAGTCTCAGCATCTGATGAACCTTGTTTGACTGGTTTGGAATCTCCTTTCTCAGCTTTAGAATCAGGTTGTCCTGCCTCTAACACCGTTTCTAGGTTGTTTTCTAACTCTGCCATTTTTTTCTCCTGTTTAGTTTCTAATTGAACTACTTAATTTATTTATATATTATAGGTTCTCAACAAACTTTTTCCATAGATTAAGTTTGGTTTCTTCTAGATTATTGAGTCGTGCAGTCTTTAATACTCTCTGCATTTTCTCCATTTCTACTGCCTTTAATATACCATTCTCCATAACCCATTCAACACCTTCCATGATTCCTTCTACGAAGGCCTCAGGTGCAGAGGGGTCAGCAACGATATCACCTGCAGTTGCAAGTTGAAAATCGTCTTTCACATATTGAGCACCACCTTTTTGTTCTAGTGAACCAAGTCCACGAGACGATACTCCTAATTTAGCACCGTCATCTATCAAATTTCTTACGATTTGACCATTTGGTGTACTTAAAATTTTTGCTTTTCCCACATAATTATTTCCATCTTCTTCCAAAGATGTAATCATATGTGAAACTTTATCTAAATTGATTGTTGGGCCGTCAGGATGTCCTAACTCTCCGAAAGCACGTTTTTTTTCTACGAATTCTTTAACATATCTGTTAACTTCGTTTCTCATAACTTCTTTAGGATAAATTCTTCCGTTTCTGTTTTTAATTTCAGATTGCATAAAAATACCTTCGATAAAGTATTCTTTTTCACCCTTTTCGTTTTGTTCTATAA